GGATACGGAGCTGGCTGATTTTCCCGCCCAGCCATGCTCTGGCTGCGTCTGTTCTTGGGCGAATCCCAGCGGCATTCATTTCCTTGCTAATTTTTGTAAATAGTGACATTATTAAAAGATGTCCTTTTCCGTAATGACCTTAAATTTCCAATTTCTATCTTCACAGTACTCCACTGCGGCGTTCCATTTGGCTTCGTTCACACCCCAAGTTGCAACCTCACGAATGTATTGCTTGGTAACTCGGCTTCGTTTTTGTGGCGGCTGGGCTTGCATCAGCGGTTTGACCTCAAGAATCATGGCTTCTGTTAGACCTTTTCTGGTGCGCATTCTGACGAAAAAGTCTGGAAAATATCGGTGCATTTTGTTGTCAATCGGCGATAAATAAGGTATGACGATTTCTTCATTCGACCACTCAATTACATTCGAGTTATCGTCTAGGTGCACCATAACTCGGCGTTCCCAGAGCGATCTGTACCAGATGTTCGTGGGATCACCTAAATATTTATTGAAGTTTTTAGGACTAAATTTACCGCTGTAAGCCATCAAGTATTTATAGGAATAAAATGAGTACACCAGCAGAATTTGTTCGTAACCCAATGGGTCTTCCAAGGAATGGACAACCAGCAAAACAAGTTGGACAACCTGTTGTTCGTCCTGGACCAACTGCTGATGCACTCGCGACAGGTGCTACGATGGAGCAAGCTGCTGGAATTGTAAATTTTGTAACAAATCGCGAAGCACAATATACTCCTCCAGAAAATGCGGCGCGACCATCAACAATTACTGGTAAATTGAGTATCAAACAATTTCCAATAGACTTGTCTATTACTCCAGGTCTTCCGTATGTGCTATTTAAGATATTTAAATCAGAAACAGGCGCAGTAGAAGCACAAGATGCTACAACGATATCTTTAGTCACAGGCGCGCAAAGAGCAGCTGATGTGATTGCTGGAGTACCTGGGGGATCAGCCGCATCTGCTGCTGTATTCGGTGGACAAGTTGGAGGTACAACTGGAGGAATAGCAGCTGCATTCGCAACAACTGAAACTGGTCAAGATGCTATAGACAGTTTAGGTAATCAAATATTTGGAAATGATGTAAGTATAACAACTAGAGCGAAAGATCTTGTAAAAAGTTTTGCTTTAAAACGCAATATTCAACAACTCGAAGAAGCAATAGCATTGTTTATGCCAGATGGAATTACATCTAATTATGATCATGAGTATGATGCGTTATCGGTCACAGCAACATTAGGCGCTGCAGGATTCGCAGCTCAAGCAGTTGGATCTATAAATGGTAGCGTTGACGCGACAAGCCCATACATCGCAGAGGCTGCTGCATCATTAGCAAGTAAAATAGTTGGTGGAGAAGATTTTGCTAAACTAGGACTATTCGCAACAACAGGGTTAGTTCGTAATCCGCAAATGGAATTAATATACAGTTCCCCAGTTCTTAGAAAATTTGTTTTTGATTTCAGATTGATTCCACGAAGTCAACCAGAAGCAGCTGCTGTTTTAGATGTTATAGAAGCCTTAAAATATCATTCTGCTCCTGAGATTTTAAATGGTTCTGGTGGCAGATACTTGATTCCACCATCGCAGTTTCAAATTGAGTTTTATAACGGTGATGGAACACAAAATTTAAAGTTATTTAAAACAAAAAATTGTGTATTAACTGGAGTTAGCGTTGACTACACCCCTAATGGATTTGCTACATTCTATGACGGTATGCCAGTTGAGATTAGAATGCAACTCAATTTCCAAGAAACTGCAATCATCAGTAAGTCCGATATCAGAGGCGCTTTACCTATTGATGACACGGGTTCTACTTTTAAAGAAACGCGCATAGGTTACTAATGTATTTTAGAAATTTTCCAAAAAATTTGTATTCGTTTGACTTGTCTGGCGCAAGCCCAACAGTAGTGACTAATATCTTTTCTAGATTTAGTTTTAACAGCAATGTGCTCAACAATGCTTTTGCATTTTACAAATATCAAATAGTTGATGGCGAAACGCCAGAAATCGTTGCTAGCAAGGTGTATGGTGATCCAATGCTACAATGGGTCATTTGCTTAACGAATAATCTTTCAGATCCAATGTTTGATTTACCATTGCAGCAAGATGCTTTAGAGCGTAAGATCATTAAACAGTATGGATACAGCTCTATCGCTAATGCATATTCCACGATTAGTCACTATGTGTTAGAAGTTAAAAAAACACTTTCTGAGGTTGATGGTCCGAAAACAGTTACAAACAGTAATAATATAGTCACGCTAGAACAATATAATTATTCTTCTAATACTATTATCGCAAAACCAATTAACACAACAACCACAGAAAACATAACATTTTATGCTAATAACTCCAACGCTAATAGTGCCACTGTTTCAACACTTACAATCGCGTCAACATATAAACCAGTATATGTTTATGACTACGAAAACCAACTAAACGAAGAAAAAAGAACAATTAAAATCTTAAAACAAGAATATATCGGACCATTAACTTTAGAATTAGAAACGGTGCTAAATGGCTGACTCGAGAAATATTTCTTCCAGTAAATCCTTATCAATTGTTGAATGTAAACTTATCGGTTCTAATGGACAGGTCATAGATCTAAAAAATCCATTAATTTTTAACAACATTCAAATCTACGAAAACATATACTCACCCGCAGTTACTGGAACAATACAATTAATTGAAGGTGTGAATCTATACTCACTACTCAGTATGCATGGTAATGAGTATCTGTACATCTCATTTTGTCGCCCAGGTGAAGAAAACAAAGATTCTCGATACACAAGAACATTTAGAATTTACAAATCTGATAAAAGATCTAGACATCAAACTTCCCAGCAACAAACTTATGTGTTGCATTTTTGTTCAAATGAATTAGTGTTATCTTCGGAGCAAGTAATATCTAGAACACTATCTGGATTAACTGCATCCGAACATGTCTATAGTATCTTAACACAAGATTTGTTAGCAAATAAAAGACGAGTTAAAAACCTAGAAAAGTCTCAAGGTATGTTTAATCACACAATGACGCAATACAAACCATTTGAGGCAATTGAAAGATTATCAAAATACTCTTACAATGAAAACAATTCTCCATTTTTATTTTTTGAAAACAGAGACGGATATAATTTTATTTCGCTAGAAAAGTTAGTAAACCAAGAACCAGTTACAACTTTAAACGCAAGCACGGCAAATTTTGCCTTAAATCCTAACGAATCCCCGTTTATCACTTCTAACGATATTAAAAAGTTTGAGTTTGAACAGGGATTTAATGTTTTAGAAGGTATTGAAAATAATGCATTTTCTGGTAGACTATTTACTCTAGATATAATTAGGCAAAGGTATGTGAGAAACAATTATAGTTCTCTAAACTATCAACTACTACCATCTATGTTAGATGGATATCCACCATTTAATGATGCGAAAAATAGAGGCGGTAAATCATTGTTTCAGGACTACGATGGAGCGCCAGATTATTGGTTGACAAATTTAAATCAAAATGAAACACCATATTTCGTTTCTAAGGGATACAAGGTCATAAATACTAATATTGAAAGAATCCATATGCACAGAAAAATGCTACTGGGTTTGTTGAATAACACAAGAGTATTATGCCAAATATCTGGTAATCCAAATTTGTCTGTTGGATATGTTGTAGCGTTTAACATGCCTGCATACATGCCAAACAAATCAGAAACTCCAACCGACCCATACAACTCAGGTAAATATCTGATAACGCATATTAGACATTCTATCACACCTGATGACATTGAAACTGTTATGCTAATGAATAAAAATTCTGTTCTAACTCCATTTGATTCCGCATCAAATGATAGCAGAGATTATAAAGTCGCGAGAGATTTTTAATGAACAATGATTTTCTTGGTTTAGGAAATTTCGCTTGGTGGTTTGGTGTAGTTGAGAATCGCCTCGACCCACTAGAACTTGGTCGTTGCCAAGTCCGCTGTTTCGGTTGGCATACTGAAGACATCAATCAAATTCCCATATCAAGTTTACCTTGGGCGCATCCAATCGTGCCTTATGGTGTTAAAAATGTACAGCCGCCACCAGAAGGAACAATGGTATTTGGTTTCTTCGCGGATGGAAAAGAAGGGCAGTATCCAATTATTATGGGAACTGTTCCTGGTATTCCTGATGAGATTCGCCAGAACAATATGGGATTTACAGACCCATACACTGACGAACAAAAAGCAGCAAGCGATTTTCCTAGAAAGATTAAAGAATATGCTATGCGAACCAATGCTCTTGGTTTATCATATTCCGATGATGTTGCTAAACGCAATCCATCACGGTTAAATGAGCCAACTGTATCCAGACTCGCGCACCCAACAAGAGTTACAGGTGATGATGGGTTTTATCAAGGAATTGAACCTGCTTCTATTGCAAACACAACAATTGAGATTCAACGCAAAACCCGATATGCAAATGTTATCAGCGCATCGGGTTACAAGTGGAGCGAGCCATACCCATCCTATAATCCAATGTACCCATTTAATGATGTGACTGAGACAGAGTCTGGACATGCATTTGAAATGGATGATACGCCAGAATTCGAGCGCGTACAACTATCCCATAGAACTGGTTCTACGCTAGAATTTTTACCAGAAGGGCACACGAAGATTAAGTCTCAAAAAAGTCGTTATGATGTGACGATGGGCAACCATTATTCTTATGTGAATGGTAGCAAAGACGAAACAGTACAATCTGACATGTTCTTGCGTATTAACGGTAAACTTATCATTCAATGCGCAGGATTAGACATCTCATCACAAGGTCCAATCAACATGAAAGGAACTGAGGTCAGCATCAAAGCAGACGGCAACTTAAACTTGGGTTCAGGTGGCGCAACTAGAATTTCGGGGCTTGATGTTGAGGTTCTTGGTTCCAATTCATTTAGATCTTTTGGTGGAGCAGAAGCAACTATGCAAAGTGCAGCCACTGCATCAGTCGGTGGTCTAAATACTCTGCTCAGTGGTGGAACGCTAGAATTAGAAGGTATTCTGTTGAAAACGACATTTGGAATCCATGATTTCTTAACTCCATTACCAGTTACTGCTAAACTTGGAAAAACACCAAATTCCGCCAAGGCACCAACAAACACTGCTGCTGAATTGGGTCCAAGAAACTCGCCCTTTAATGCACCAGCACCAAAGACTGACCGTTTCTCTGTGATTGAAACTGTAAGCACAGAACAGGTTACAGAACCTAAAACCCAGTCTCTTGGCACAGCACCAATTATTCCGACGCTGACTGGTGAGACGATTGCT